TGAAACATATTTAGATATAATAGGTATCAAAAGAGTACCTATATTTTGTTGCAAATCATTTATATTATTATTTAACTGTTTCATTGCTCCTGATAAAGTTCGTGTTTCCGCAAATGCCATTCCACCAAATCTTTTTTGTAAAATACTCATTGCGTATTCAGCCCGTTCAGAGACAGAAGCAGTTTTTAACATTTCAATATTATGAACTCTTAATTCTGGTACATATCTACCCAACATTTCTATATTACCAGTCATTGCCATACCTACTAATCTTGATGCTGACGCTAAATCAAGCATACCTGATGCCACTATATCAGCGGCTAATTTTGAACCTTTAAATGCCTTATCAAGATTATTAGTGAACCTTAATAATGTTTGCAATGAAACCGCTGTTTCTTCAGAACTTAAAGTTGTCATTTTTGTCATTGATTTTATGAATTTATCAATTGTATCTTTACTATAATCCCAAGAATTACCTGACAACTCAACTGCAGTTTGTAATTTTCGCATTGCTAATTCTGACTTTGATGCTTGTCTAACAGCAAGCCCCAATGACGCCGTTATAGAACCGCCTAATCCTATCATTGCAATAGAAGTTTTATTTATTAGTTCTTTTTGGTCTTCTAATTTTTTATTGAATTTTTCTAAATTAGAAGATGCTTTATCTATCATTCCTACTATTATACTAATAACAAAATTTCGTTCTGCCATTATTTAATCCTCACCTTTTTAAATTCCTGATTTTCTAATTCAATACCTATTTGCAAACAGAAAAAATCAAATTGTATATCATATAAGTTTTTATCTAATAATTCTGATGGTAATTTGTTATATCGTTTTGCTATACTATCCAGTATTAACATTAGATGATTTCTCTCCTTCACGAAAAAATTTCATATCCTCGTTAGCAAACGAAAAATTAGATATTTCATTTAACAAAAAATAATAATCATTATCGTCTAACATAGAAATGGGTATTGCTTCATTAGAATTTACATTAGTTTCTAATGTTAATTTTGGATTTACTACAGATGCACATATAATTTTATCATTTATCTTTAATTGCTGTTCTTTCTGTTCTGAAGTCATTTTATCCCAAATAATTTTATTTTTTTCCTCTACTGTTTTATCGGTAATATCAGATAAAGATTGTAATGTTATACCACCGCATTTAATATAATCCCGCAATGTAATTTTTTTAATTTCAAATGTTGCACCTGAAGGTAAGTTAACTATTTTGGTTATTTTTCTTTTAAATTTAGAAATGTAATCTTGTGCAGAAGTTATTTTCGTTTCAATGTTATCGTTCATAATTCTCTCCTTTCAGTTATTTCGGCTTGTTATTCACTTCATCAAATTTATTAAAATCTTCACCAAAATAACTTAAAAATTCTGTAGTTCCGTCTATCTCTTTTATCATTTGTAATTTTACTTTCTTTTGATAATGAATAGATAAATGAAACTCTTTTAAATTCTTTTGTAAATTCCCATTTAAATATACTAATGTTGAATTACCATCACCATCAGTATCTATTGTAATTCTCATAAAATTATATGCTTGATAATGTATTATTTATAACAACATTAAATTCCCGTGTTGAACTATCAGTCGCATACGCTTTAAAAGGTAATTCTAACTCTATCGGTCCAGCATCTTTAACCATCGGCACTCCAGAAGTCAGTTTTATTATAGGAAATGTAATTGTTATTGTATAATACACACCTGATTTTATAGTATTTGTGCTTGTAAATACTAATACTAATTCTCTTGATGTTGCATTCCTGAAATCTGTATATTCTGCTGTATCTTCAAAATCAATAGTAAAAGTGCCTGTAACTTCTATTTTAGCAGACCGTTTTGGCTCATAAATCAATCTTGAACCTATAAATCGTCTATCAATTTTTAAATTATTGTTATGAGTAAATGATGCTGTCTTTACATATTTTGTCGTTGAATTATATGTAATTGTACCGTGTGAGAATGTAACTAATTGTGCGGTTGGAAGCACAGATGCTGTCGCTGTTCCCATAGTCATATCTTTACCTACCAAGCCAACTGTTGCTTTCAAAAACCCGCCTTGCTCAATTGTTAATGCTAATGTATTTATTTTACAACCTGAAACAGTTTTTGCGGTAGTATCTAAATTTACTTCAGCAGTTAAGCCCGTTGGTAATTCATCGGTAAGCGTGAATGTATGTGTGTAAACAGGTTGTATTGTATTATCACTTTCATAACTTAAAGAACCTGTATCATCAGCCGAAAGTGAAAATCCTATTAGTGAACCTATACTCGTAGAATGATTAGTCCCTGAATACCATAACAAATTAAAAGTCCCTGAACTTCTTGTTATTGTAACTTTTTTAGTAGTTGTTGAATAACTCACTGTATAAGTTCCTGTAGGTTCAGCAGCTACAATAGCGTCATAAATTGCTTTGCAAAGTGAACCTGAAGTTGCTTGATTAGTTCCTATCGGATAAGTTCCCAATGTAATTGTTGCGGTTAATTCACTACCACCAATATTAAAATCAAGTTTATTATTAGTAGCATCTACTGTAAATGATGCTGTTTCAGATGTAGATACAGAACCCATTGCGTGCTTGAAAATATATTCCATACCTTCATACCGCATCTCAAATTCAACTTCACCACCAGCAGTTATATTAGATTGCGATACTTCATCATCATCCATATAAATTTTTGGAATTGAACCTGTATGCAATCTTTCCTCTTCTACATTCAAACTATCAGCAGTAAGTTCAATAAATTTCGTTGGAGTTACTGCAACACCCCAAGTAGTTTCTTCACCTAATCCTAATACCGCACCTTTGTAACCAAGTTTTAATGCCATAAGTTTTACCTCCTAAATTTTACTTTTTTATTTTTCTTTTTATTAAGTATATTTACATCTGTTGAGTTTGTAACAAATTCAATAAAATTACCAGTTTTACTCAAATTCTCCCAGTTTAATTCGTCTATTTCAATAATCTCGCCAAAAGATATTTTTTTATCTGAACCATCTAAAAATCTTATTTTAGCATTATTCATATTACCAATATATTTTATTTTCATTTCACCTCTAATGTGCATTCTAAATCAATTGCAACTACATCAATGTATGTTCCAGTCCCTAAATCACCCATTCCATAATCTGCAATTGACGGATTAGCAAACAATACATTACCAGATATATCTATATTATCTCTAAATAATCCTTCAATGTTGGATGCTAAATTCATAATTTCATTATCTACTTCATTTCCGGGCACACGCCGTATAATACCATAAATCCTGAAAATGACTACCGGCTTTTTGCGTCCATAATTACCTAAATATTCAAACTCTTCCGTTTTTCTAACAATTTTAACTAATATCAAAGGATATAAATTTACATCCAAAGGTGTAATGTAAGGGTCACCTGCTATTATTTGCTTATTGTCTGTAAAAGTCGCTTCTGTTAAATTAGTATTCAAAGAACTCTTATTATTTCTCAATAATGTTAATATAGCATCCCTAATAGTTTTATACGGTATTTTAGGTTCAATTAAAGCCATTTTATACTCATTTCCAAATCTTTCATAAATACTTTTATAATTTCAGTTTCTGCCTTTTCTGATAACCACAAAAACATTCGCTGTGGTATGTTTCTATTTTTATTACCAAACTGATGTGTGGGAGCATAAACAACATTAGTTCCCACTTCCGCACCTTCGTTTGTTGATATAGATATAATAGAATTTTTTAATCTACCTGTATCTTGTAATAATTTATTTCCACCTCTACCATAAGGTCTTATATCCTGTCTCTGTCCCGTTTTGGGATTTAGAAATTTTAACCATTTGCCACTTGGTCCTTCTTCTCTATTAAAATGTTCCATAACATCTTTAAACATCACAATAGATATCTTTTTGAAAGTCGCTCGTGGCTGTGTCAATTGCTTGACTAATTTATTTAATCCTTTATTTAATTTATCTAATCCTTCATATTTTATCATATATTTTAATTATTTACTTAATCATTACAACTTGCATAATTTGTGCTAACAAAGAGCCAATAACTCCAGTTGACAAAATCCAAAAAAATCGTTTAAGCCACATTACATCAGTTCTTACTTCGGTATAATCTTTAATTTTCTCGCTAATACGATTAACTTTTTCATCAATACTTTTCGTTCGTTCATCTATTCGTATTAGCATTTCCAAATCTTCTTTGCGTTCTAAAACAATTTTGCCATTTTCGTTTATCATTATTTAATAATTAAATTTACACCCCACCTTCTATCAAATTTTTTAATTTCATCTGTCTGTGGTTCTACTAACCACGCATCTCCGTGTTTATCAATCAATAAGTTCATTGCGTGTTTAGTTCCATCTTCTTTTGTAATTGATATCCAAAACAAAGCAATACCCGGACACCAATTATTCGCTGACACTAATAGTTGAAATGCAAAATGTGAACAATCAAAAAACTCATTTATATATTGCTTGCTATCTGTAAAGTCAGATTTTAACCATCTTTCAAATCTATCTAAATCTACTAAATAATATCGTTCCTGTGTTAAATAAATTGTATATCCCTTATTTTTACAGCAAATACCTTCTAATACTTGTTTAACAAAATTATCACTTGCTAACTCTTTCTGTATTTCGGTTTTTCCGAATAGTTTCTTAAATATATTCATATATTATTCAGTATTTATATATCTTCCGCTTGTTTTACTATAAATCTCTTTAATTTCAATATCAGTTAATGGCACATTAAAAATTGCAAACTCGTCCATATATCTCGCCCAAGTGTTAGTTGGATTCCAATAATCTGAAGTCCCTATTTGTCCATATCCGCTCCAAGATGAAAAAGTTATTGCATATGGCGTATCCCTTATTTCAAATATATTACCATTTTTATATAAACGATATTGTCTATTAGAATAATCAATCACCATTGCAAAATGGAACCACGGATCTTCCTGCCCTGCTGATGGTGTTGAAAAATACGCCTCAAATAATTGATAATCACAGCCACTTGAAACAAAATTATTATAATTGTTCCTTACAATCAATTTGTGATTAGAACTATAATTTCCTCTAAAAATCCCTAAAAACCCTTGTGCTTGCTGATTTAAATTACCAATTGTATTTTCATTACCATAATATATTATTTCATAATACTGACTATTCCCTATTCCTTTTGATTTAGGTTTTAGCCACGCACACACAGTAATTCCGCCACTCCACCAATAAGGTCCAGAATTGCCTTTCGGATTATTTATGGTCCAATTATTTTTCCTTACATAAGACAACCAAGTAAACTCACCTGCTTTATCGTATATCCCATCTGGTTTATATGTTGTTGTTCCCACAAATTCCCAATAATAATTTTTAGCACTATCCCATACATTACCATTAAAATGCAATAAAGTTACTAATCCCCTATAATTCGGTTTTATTTGACCACAATATAAAAAAGAAGTAAATATATTTA